TCGACGCGGTAGACCTTGCAGAAACGCTCGCGCGCGGCGGGCAGAATCTGCTCGTTCTTCACGGCGCTCTCGAGCGAGGCGCGGATGCCGCTGCGGTGCGTCTCGATGTCGCGCGCCTTGTTCTCTTCGACGAGGCGGTCGAACCGAGCGCGCAACTGCGCGGCTTCCGAGTCCTTGAGTTTGAGCGTGCGGTTCTCGTTCTGGAGAGCGAGGATGGCCTCGTTCTGCGCGAGCAACTTGGACTGGATGCTCTCCAGCAGCGCGTTGGTGTTGGGGTCGGACATGTGTCGAGGTGCTCCTTGTGACAGGGGTTGGAAGGACTCCCGCGAGAAGGCGTGCCGCGCTCCGAACTGGAAATCACGGGAGTAGGTCGACAGCGCCTTGATGTCTTTGAGGATGCCGACCGCGGGTTGGTCGGTTCCAAGCAGAGCGATTGCGTCCAGAACCCACGGGATGCTGCGCGATGAAGCGCGGACATTCTGTAGAAGTTCGACGGACACGAATCGCAGGAAACCTTGGTCGAGTAGGCGGCTCACGGGCTGCGGGACTTCGAGGTCAGCCATGAGTTTCTTGCCCGCGCGCCACACGCGCTTGACCCACCCCATCGCAAACTGCGTGGTCGGGTCGTCGCGCACATCGGGGCCGTTGTGGCCGAGTTTCAGCGGCACGCGGCCGCCGAGTTTCAGCGTCTCGAAGGACGACACGATGTCGTCGAGGTCGGCAGCGGTGAACGGCAGTCCGTTCCAAGTGCCTTCGGCAAAGATTTCGACATCCTTGACGGGGACGAGGCCAGGCTTCTCGGCGGCGAAGTTGGCGGTGTCTTCGAGGGCAGTCTCATCGTCGACGAGGTCATCGTCGGTGGCGCGGCCCATCTTCTTCAGACGCTCGAAGCGCGCGTTGGCCCAAGTCTTGCCCGGCTCGCCGCCCCAGAGCGCCCACGCGATGCGACCGCTGCTCGGGTAGCCCTCGCTGCCGGGCGACCACCCCTTGCCCTTCTTGTCCACCTCATGCCGCGCGAAGTACGACACCATGCGACCGATGGTCTGCGACGAGAGTTCCTTGCGGTTCTTGATGTCGCGCGCGCGGGCGACGCCGACTGCGGTGCCGCCGCGATTGAACTCGTCGCGCCACGCGAGACCGCGCGCGGCTTCTGCGGCCATCGGCTCGGTCGGCTTGAGGTCGATGTCCGCGAAGTCCTCGCGGCTGTTGTCGCTCTTCGGCGGCTTGATGGTTCCGTGCTCGGAGTAGTTGCGCCAGTAGGTGTAGCAGACGGCGGCACGCTGTCCCTGCTCGGGGAACTCCGACGACATGTCGTCGTCGCCCATGCAGCGCGAGATGTACTCGCCTTCTTTCTCGTCAGGCTTCGGCGTCGGCATCTACCCCATGCTCTCCGTGGGTTTCACATGCTCCGTCATCGTCTTCGTCACCACCCTCGGCGCAGGCTGTGCCTTGAGGCTTTCATGCGCGGCGATGAGCCAGAAGAGGTCGATGGCGGTCAAGTTCCGGGCCTGTATAACCTCGTCCGCGTGAGAAAGCAACACCCGCTGCGGGATTCCGGTATTGCCGGACAGGACTTCTAGTCCTAGATTGGATAGCGGCATGGTGCTCACTTGAAGCCTACTTGCGGCTCGGCAGCGGGCGGCGGGCTCTCGCGCCCGTTCCAAGTCCCCTCGTCCAAATCGGTCTGCGTGATGGGGATGAGGAGCGAGCGGCAGTTGTAGTGGTTGGGCGGTCGGAGTCGGTTCCAGACCTCGCTCTTGGACGAGTAGACGCGCCCGTCCATGTACTGACACACCTCCGTCGTGCGGTCGTCGAGCACAGAGGAGTATTCGAGCGCGAGGATGAAGTCCGACATCTCCGGGCTGCTGAACTCCGCGTACCGTGCCTCGTTCATGGACTCGAACATTGCGGTGCGCGCGACAGTCTCGAGGTAGGCGGCGGCGCTCTCCTCGTCGTCCTGCCACAACTCGTCGAGCGCCTCGGTCACAGCCTCGTCGGTCTCTTCGGCAAAGATGGAGCGCAGAGCAGCGATGCCGCGCTCCAAGAGCCGCTGCCACACGGCCTTGCGCACCTCGACAGGGGTCTTGTTGAACTTCACGCCGTTCAGCAACTCCTGTTGGATGATGGAGCGCGCGGCGTCGGAGACATTGCCAGAGATGCGGAACGCGTTGGCCTCGATGAACTCGGCAGCGCGCTCGCGTACATCCGCGAAGGTCGCGCGCTGCATGTTCTTGCGCCTTGCCTTGCGCACCTCGGTCTTCGCCATGTTGGTCGAGTCGAGGTACGCCTGTGACAAGGCGCGGCGCGCGACATCCTTCAGCCGACCTTTCTCCGCGCCGCTGAACTCCAGGGTCGAGATGTCCTCGGGCGAGCGGTTCAGCATCTCCGAAAGCGTCTCGTCGGTTCCGAGCAGACGGCGCACGGCGCGCGCGACGATGTCGGAGAAGTCATCGCGCAGGGCGGCGGTCGCGGCTTCGCCACGGCGCTCTATCTGCGCGAACTCGACGCGCTCGACGGCGCGCGTGAACGCTTCGACGCTGCACGAACGCGGCTTGCCGTCGTGCGTGTGCGCGCGTGCGGCCACGACTGCCTTCGGCGTTTTCGGCGGCAACATCACGACGGCGTACAGCGTGACCATGTTGTCGTCGGCGGCGAGCGCAAACAGTTTCTTCTTGACGAGCGGAGTCCGGTGCCCGCGACGGCCCGCGCGCTGCGTCCTGATGTTGTACTTCACGACATGCGCGCTCTTGAGGTACTTCGGGTCGATGTTGCCCCTGTACCGCACCGCATTGCCGCCGCCGTACTCGTCAGGCACGAAGTCGGCTGCGAGGTTCTCCGGCACGCTGAACTTCAAGATGACGACCTCGGAGGCGCCTGCGTGGTCGAGGAACATGCGCGCGTAGTCTTCGGCGCCAGAGAGTTTCGTGCCGAGATAGACGCTCTCGCCGCGCTCGCCCTCGTACAGCGCACCGCCGCCGGGGCCATCGAAGTTCCGGTTGGCGGGCTTCGCGCGCAGACCCTCCTTGCGGATGGACTGCACATAGTCCTTCTGCGTGGCGTGGTAGAAGTCGCTCCACTTGCCGTCATCGGCGCGCGGCTGACTCGGGTCGAAGTTGGGGTTGAAGAGCAGACGGCGCGACATCTCGGTCGCATCCTCTTCCTCCTCGTCAGTCTCCTCTTCGTCCTCGACTTCCTCTTCGTCAGCCTCTTCGTCAGCCTCTTCCTCGTCCTCGACTTCCTCTTCGTCAGTCTCTTCCTCTTCGGTCTCTTCGGCAGCGGCCTTCGGCGCTTCGACGGCCATCGGCTTGAGCAGTTCGGACTTCTCGTCGCGCTTCGGCATCCCAAGGATGCTGCGCAACTTGTCCTCGTCGGCCTTGGTCGGCATGACAGCGGAAGCGCCGAGCAGCGTAGACCAAGTGCCGACCATCCATTGCAGACGGGCTTCGGAGATGGGGTTGAACTCGAACTGCGGGTACTCGCCGTCGCCCCAGTTGCGGTCGCCGAGGTCACGCACCAACTGCTCGTTGATGCACGCCTCGAGGCGCAGTTTGTCCGCGGACACCGTCCACGCGAAGGTCTCCATCTGCGTCTGCGACTGCGCGAATGCGCCCGTCGTGCCTGTGTGGCTCACGCCGAGGAGGTTGGGGACGAGCAGGGCGCGCGCGATGGCGAGGTCATGCCATGTGCAGACGGACTCGAAGCCGTCGCTCGCCGACGGGTACTGGATGTCGAGTTCCACGCCGCGCGGGATGATGATGGAGGCACCTGCACGCGCGCCTTCGATGGCCGTTTGCAGCGCGGCGTAGCCGGGGGTGCCGAAGCGCGGCGCGTCCTCGCCCACCATCTTCATCACCTTGAAGCCGCTGCCCATGCGCTCCATGTGGACAGCCCATTGCTTAATCATCTCGTTCTTGAAGTACCACGAGCGATAGGCGGCGCGCAGGTCGCTTCGACCGAAGTACGGGTCGAACTCTGGGTTGTGGACATAGTAGACGAACTTGTCGAGGTCGATTTCGATGCGCTGTCCCGCAGCGACTTGCTCGCACCGCACCAGTTCACCGTAGGGGTCGGTGATGAAGTCGAAGGTCGCAGGGTCGCGCGCGACGAGTTTGGAGAGGCCGACCCAGGATTTACCGTCGAGTTCGTAGGTGTCGTACACCTTCTCGGTCAGGGAGAAGCCGTACTCGCGTCCGAGCGAGATGGCGTTCAGCCCGTCGACGAAAGAGCCGGGCATCTGGTCGAGCAGTTTGGAGAAGATGTCGATGCGCGCTTCCTGCTCCTTGAGCGACAACTTCGAAGTCTGCGGGTACGAGAAAATCCAACCGCGCGAGACGATGGTGTCGCGCTTGAAGGTGCAGACGGCTTTGACTTGCTCGTCGTTGCGCATCTGCCCGTAGATTTGTAGTCCCTGTCGCCTCACCAACGAGTCGGGGTTGAAACGCATCTGGCCTACGGTGGCGCCGCCGTAGACGGAGGTCTCCAACGACACGACCCTGCGGTCTTGCGCGGAGATGCCCTCGGGCTTGGCAGCGAACACGGAACGGATGAACTCTAGCGGCTTAAACATCTGTGTATCCTCTCAAGACGCTGGACTCTTGCACGATGATGTCCTCCATCCTCGGGACAGCGTTGCCGTCTCGGATGGTCGGGGTCTTCGTCGCAAACTGCATGGCAAGCGAATCGGCCATGTCAGGCGACTTGATGCCGTCGCGCTTCATGTCAGCCTTGGTTACTAGGTCTTCGACTCTACTCTCTGTACCGGGGCGAAGTTGTATCGAGCACAACTGCGCCTCGAAACTCGGCATGTCGCTGATGGCTCCATCACGGATGAGGATGCTGCCATCGCGGAAAGCGTTGCGCACGGCGATGTATGACTGCACGCGCCGGTTGCGATAGAGGTTGGGGGCAGACGACGACTCGCCGCCCTTGTAGACGACAGTCGGGTAGTCGGCGCGGATGAGCATGCCCGCGAGACCAGAGCCGACGCCCATCGCATCGACCACGATGTCATCGCCGTTCTCTGCCGAGAAGCCCCAATCGCGCCACAGGCGGCACGCTTCGTCGAAGGCTTGTGGCACGGCGACAGCGGTCTCGTAGGACGCGCGCACTTGCTTGAGCACCTCGACCGCGCTGTCCCAATGCCGCGCGATGGTGAACACGGTCTCGTCCTCGCCACCGTCGGCGACATCGACAGACATGCGCATACGAGGGATGGAGCCGTCGCCCGCGGCAGACCAATCGCGGAGCGTCGCGGCGACAATCCACTCGGGAGCAACCAACTGCGCCTCGCTCGTCTCGGCGAACTCGCCGAAGCAGCGGATTTTCACGGTCGGAGAGTTGCGCCCGTACTGCCGAATCATCTGCTCGACCCACGCCGGGCTCACGCGCTTGGAGGTCTCGCAGCCTACCTGCATTCGGAAGTAGTCCTTGGCGAGGTCAGCGCGGCGGTGTGAGTCGGCGAAGAAGCCCGACGAACTGTTGGGGTTGCCGATGAGCAGGCCGATGACGACCTTGCCGGTGGACATCGCGCCGCGTATCACCGCTGCCATCTCGTCCGGCACGCCCGATGCCTCGTCGATGATGACGAGCAGGTACTTCTCGTGGAAGCCTTGGAGCGATTCGGGAGAGCGACCAGTCTCGGCGATGGCGAACCATGTGCGGTCGTTGGCCCAGACGATGCGGGTGGAACTTACCTCCATCAACTGCGCATAGCCGGGGATGGCGCGGTTCTGTACCTTCACGAACTCTTTGAAGAGTCGCGTCGTCACCTGCTGCAACTTCGGCGCGGTGCACACGATGACGGACTTGAAGCAGAAGCCGAACCAATGCACGAGCATGGCTGCGCCGAAGGTCTTGCCCGGCCCCTGGCAGGCGACCACGGTGAGCATGTTACGGCCTTCCTTGTTCAGCCGCGTCGGCTTGCCATAGGTGTGGCGCACGACATCGCACGCGGCCTCGAGCAGGTTGGCCTGCCATTGGTCGAGTTCCCACGAACTGTTCGAGTCCTCGTCGAGCGTCGGCTCGCCGGGCAGCGCCTTGAGTTGGAGGATGTCGCGCGCGAACCAGACCGCGTCGAAGCGGGCGCGCTCGATGGCGCTGTACATCAACTTGTCGGGGTTGCTCACCCCGCGTGCGCTGCTTCGCTTACTTGGCGTTTTTGGCATCGGTGGGGGCAGACTCCAACTTGCTCATAGCCGAGGCGAAGGCGTCGAAGACTGCGCGACCATCCGAGGTCACATCGTACCGCTCGCGGAACTTCTCCGGTCGGCGTGCTTTGAGCAGGAAAATCAGCAGGGTCGTGTCTTTGTCGGTTACAGCACGGGAGGTGGCGACATCTTCGAGCAGGTCGGTACCCCGCTCCATCGCATCATCCCATTGCTTCGAGAACGCGGGGTCACGGGCAGCGTGCCGATACATCGTCTCGCGGGAGAAGCCGGCAGCGGCAGCGGCGCCGCCTACGCTCAAGCCCTTGCGCAGACCTTCGAGGAACGCTTCCTTTTTTTCAGGTGTGACGCGTTTGGCGTCGCCCCGTCCTTTTTGTGGCATGGCGGCAAGATTCCGCGCCTGCGTCGGTACCAACTTGTAGTATCGAACGCAGGCGCGTTACTCGGCTTTTACCGCTTCGCGCGAGCCTTCACGCGAGCCGCGCCACGGCGACCCTTCGCGCGAACCTTCACGCGGGCCTTGACGCGAGCAGCGCCACGACGGGCACCGCCCTTGACGCGGCCCTTGACGCGACCCTTGGCGCGACCGCCACCTTTGCGACGCGCGCCGCCGCGAGCCGAACCACCAGCACCAGTTTTGGCACCCATTAGTCTTCTTGCTCCTGTTCCTTATCACGCTTGTCGAGCATTCGCTTGTACTGCGCCTTGAGTTTCATGTTGGGCTCGACGCGAACAACACGGGCGCGCAACAGAGCCGGGTACGATGTGAGTGCCTCTTGCGGAGCGTACAACAACACCGTATCCGGCTTCAGTTCGTCCATAGCATACACAATCGCTTCTGAAAAGCGAGCACGCTGCACACCGACGATGTTCTGATGTGCTTGGAATGAGATGGTGCGAAAGCCTTTCAGACCTTTGATGACGCGCTCGAACTCCGGTTGATACCAGAACGCGTTGATGTCGGGGATTATTTTGAGCCCCGCTTCCTGCATGTAGCGTCCGACATAGCGCGCACGGTATGTCATGTACGCACGCAGCGTCGTTGAAACATCGGGCGCCGTCGTGAAGTTCGGGATGACGCAGCCCAGGACTCCCTTCTTCACGAGGTCACCGACGCTCTTGCCCGGCGTGTCCCAGAAGCACTCGAAGCGATAGTCTTCGGTGTAGAAACTCACGATGGTCTGCTTCCAATCAAGCCCGACCGATGAGTCCATGCGGTAGTTGTAGAGGTACGGCGGCGGCAACTGCATGCCTTCGGTGATGCGCCGATATGTCCAGAGCGAGATGTTGTCCGGTATCTCCAACTGCATGTCCGTGCGCAACTTCGGCAACTCCCACTCGCCTTCGAGCGGGAAGCGCAGGTCGTCCTTCAACTCGTTGATGTCCTCGACCTCGTCTCCGAAGTTCTCGACAAGGTCGAAGCCGCCGTTGGCGGCAGCAGCGAGCGCATCCGCGACCTCGCTCTCGTCGAAACCCATCGACCCGACATCTATGCCGAAGCCAGAAATCTTGGCTATCTCGGCGGCGAGGAGTTCCTCGTCGTAGTCACCCATCTCTGCGATGCGGTTGTCGGCGATGACATACGCCTGTCGCTGCTCATCCGTGAGATGCCCAAGACAGATGGTCGGCACCGTCGGCATGCCGAGTTGGCGTGCAGCCTCGTAACGACCGTGTCCGGCGACGATGGTGCCCGTCTTGTCGACGAGGATGGGGTTGTTGAAGCCGAAGGTCTGTATCGACTTCTTGAGCGCGTCGATTTGCGATTGCGGGTGCAGTTTCGCGTTGCGCGCGTAGCCGGTGACTTGTCGGAGGGGGAGGTAGTTCACCTGCAACTGCGCCACGGGCGACGCGACAGGAGGTGCGATGGGAGCCTTCTTCTTCGGCATTCGTGCTGCGCTCTCGGGGATGTGGTGGTCGGTGCGCGCACAGTAACGCACACCACATCCGGGCGTGCAATGCAAGCGCCCGGAAAATGACCGCACCGTGGACAACTTGGAAGATTTTTCGACAGAGTCGCGGAACCGTTCTCAAGTACCACGCCGTAGTATCAAGTTCTCAAGTTCAACCGGAGAACGGGAGCGCGCCGGGGTGGCAGCGGGCGGCGCTCGCGCCCTCGCACATCGCTGTTCTCAAGTTTGAACTTGAGAACGAGAACTTGAGAACAAACTTGAGAACGCTTAAAAATCAACGACATACGCAAGGTTCTCAAGTTGCAGAGCCTTTTTATATATACGCGCGCGTAGGCGTGCGCGCATTCAAGTTATGAAAAAACTTGAGAACTTGAGAACTAGAGAACAGAACCTAGGGGATTAGGGGGGGAGCGCGAGGGGGGGGCCGTTGACACCGTCGCCCACCCCGGCGTAGATTCCGCATCGTGGTGTTCCGTGTGATTCGCTCGACCTAACCTCGGAGACAGACTCGACCTCTCCCGACCTCGACCCGTCTTCCCGCAGTCCCATGTGGCATGGGCTACGGACGGCGTACCTAGCGTCCAGTCTCCGTGCGGTTGCCCCCCATACCGCAGGCGGCGAAACTCTCGGCACACCACACCCGTCCGTAGCCCATACCAGAGGGGATTTCTTTGATGAAGAAGGATACGACCAAGGTCGCCGTTGGCGACGCTCTCACACCCGAGACTCTCGCTGACCTCGAACGCTCGGGCCTCACCCGCAAAGACGCACAGCGCATGCTTGTGCGCTCCGTCACCGCCGAATGGTGCGACGCTGCTCTCGGCATCCCGCGTGCCGGATACCGGATGCCGTACCTCGACATGGACGGCAAGGCCACAGAGTTCTATCGCGTGCGCTTCACCGAGTTCCCGCCTTCGGGCGGCAAGTTCGGCACGCCGCTCAAGCAACCTGTGCGCTACGCGCAACCCGAAGGCACGCGCCCGTACATCTACTTCCCGCCGCTCGTCGGTAGCGCGGCAGACGACTGGCGCAAGATTGCGGCCGACACCTCGCAGGTCATCGTGTTCACGGAAGGCGAGAAGAAGGCCGCCGCCGCGTGCAACCACGGCTTCAACTGCCTAGGTCTCGGCGGCGTGTGGTCGTTCAAGTCCAACGCGCGCGGGTGGTCGCTACTGCCCGAGTTCGCCGACATCGACTTCAAGGGACGGCGCGTCGAAATCTGCTACGACTCCGATGTGATGACCAAGCAGCAGGTGCACGCGGCGCTTACGGAACTCACCGCGAGGCTCATCGAACTGGGCGCCACCGTAGACCTCGTATACCTCGTCCCGCAGCCGGGAGAGCGCAAGCAAGCCCTCGATGACCTTCTCGTCGCGCACGGCGCAGAGGGCTTCAACGCGCTTCCACGCGAGACCTCGCAACAGACGCGCGCGTTCAACATCCTCAACAACCGCGCCGTGTACCTCCGCGACCAAGGCATGTTCTGGGACTTGGACGAGCGCGTGCTCATGGATACGGCGCACGCACGCCTTACCCTCGCCCCTCTGGCGACCATCTTGGAGACCAAGGGCGGCAAGACCCCGGTCACCGTACCGATTCCCGCCTTCGACAAGTGGGTGCTGTCACCCGCTCGTCGCGGTGCGCGCAAACTCGCCTACGAGCCGGGCACCTTCGAGACGACGCTGCCCGACCAGTCCATCAATGTGTGGGTTGCGCCGGAGATACGACCCAAGCGCGGCGCGGTGAAACTGTGGCTCGACTTCGTCCACTACCTCTTCCGCACGCCCGAGCAAGCCGAGTGGTTCCTGAAATGGCTCGCGTACCCCGTGCAGCGCCCCGGCACCAAGATGCTCCAGGCTGTGTTCGTGTACTCCGACGGGCAGGGCGTGGGCAAGACATTCGCGGTCGAGCCGCTCATGCGCTTCATCTACGGCGACGACAACTTCACCAACCTGTCCAACGCCGACCTCCACTCCGCGTTCAACGGGCAACTCGCCAACAAGCAGTTCGCGGTGCTCAACGAAATCTACATCGACAACGCGCGCGAACGGCGCGACCTCATGGCGAACATCAAGGACATGGTGACGCGTGAGCAGATGGTGGTGAACCGCAAGTACGCACAACCCTATGTCATGCGCGACTGCGTCAACTACTATGTGACCTCGAACCACGCAGACGCGCTCGCCATCGAACCCGAAGACCGCCGCTTCTTCGTGGTCGAAGCCCCCACGGAGGCGCTGCCCGAGTCCACCTACACCGAACTCGACGCATGGCTCCGCAACCCGACAGACCCGTCGAAATCCGGCCCCGGCGCATCGGCAATCCTCTACCACCTCCTGCACCGCATCGACACCACCGACTTCAACCCGAAGCGCGCCGCGATGCAGACCAACGCTCGAGAGACCACGGTCAGAGCCTCGATGTCGCATGTCAACGAGTTCGCCCTGCGGCTTGCCGAGTACCCCGACGAACTCATCCCCAACGCCTTCCGCGACCTCTACACCCCCGCCGACCTGCTCCGCATCTTCCGCGACAACTACCCCAATGTCGGCACGCCGACAGTCACCGCGCTCGGCAACGCCCTGCGCACCATCGACCTCCCGAAGTTCCGCGGACGGCAGCGCAACGGCGCGCCGCTCGTCACGCTCTACGCGCTCCGCAACCAGTCGAAGTGGCGCGCCGCTCCCGGCAATGCGTGGCTCACCTACCACTTCACCGACGCGAACAGCAACGGGTCGTGATGCGCGAGGTTGCACTTCGGCACTAGGTCTCTGTACACTCCGTCCCATCGTCGAGGACTGGCTGTCATGCTTCGACGCGCGCTTGCGGTGACCTCCTCCCTTCGGTCGCTGCGCACTTGGTCGTGTCGGCGCGCGCGATGCACAAGCCACGGCGCGGAAGCCACCCGCAGCCGCACGGCCAGTCCTCGGCGAGTTCCCTGTGCGGTCACGCCTCTGTCGGGTTTTTTCTC